ACTAGAACTTGAACTTGCAGGTTCTTCTGTTGTTTCAGGTTCTTCTGTTGTTTCGGGTTCTTCTGTTGTTTCAGGTTCTTCTATTGTTTCAGGTTCTTCTATTTGACTTTGCATTTCAGGTTCTTCTATTGTTTCAGGTTCTTCTATTTGACTTTGCATTTCAGGTTCTTCTATTTGACTTTGCATTTCAGGTTCTTCTATTTGACTTTGCATTTCAGGAACTTCTATTTGACTTTGCATTTCAGGTGCAGATACTTCTTGGATTGGACTAGATATTTCAGGAGAAACTTCAGGTGACGTAGTTGAAAAATATTCTTTTGTAAATTTAACATTTATACTTTTAGTGTGTTCGCATCCAGGACCATTATTTTTTCCAAATTCAGAGTAAGGGTAATATTCCATTATAAATATATAATAGAAAATTATTTAATACAAATTATTTAATAATTATTTAATAAATTATTTAATCAAATGTTAATAAAATAGGATTTTTTATTTTTTTTATTTGTGATATATTAGAATTTATAACTGGATTATATTCTTTAGTAGATATAGATGCTAAAGAATAAATAATAAATTTTTCACCTCTCATATATTTTTCTCTAGATGTAATAGTATAATTTTTAGTTTTTAGTATTTGTCTTAATACTGTGACAACATTTTTTTCGTTTAATCCATTTAAATAGGTTCTAGCTTTACATGGTAAATAACATTCACACAATTCATTTTTAATATTATTTATTTGTTCAACTGTTTTTAATATTTTTAAATCTTTTCTTGAAAATGATCTAATATCTTCTAAATTTTTAAGACCGAAACTATTTATTACTTTATTAAATAATTCATCCGACGGGTATTTTTTAAAAAGCTGGTCCTTTTTCATATATATTAATTTAAGGAAAAAAAATTAAAATTATCATATATTTAATTTCGATAAATTAATTTAGATACATAGTTTATGGTTTAAATTTAATATATAATTTAAATACATCATAAATTTTATTTTCGCGAAATTTAAAAACATTTTTATTTTCTATGTATTCATCCTATAGGTTTTTAACATTTTATTAATATTGGTACAAACATATAGAAAAAGATAAATATGTAAATATTAATTAAAATGGACGCAATTATAGATATATGATATACAATAGATATATGGATATATCCAATGAATAAAATATATACTTATTATAATGTCTAAAATTATACTCATTACTGGAGGTGCAGGGTTTATTGGTTCTAATTTATGTAAAAATTTGCTTCATCATGGTAATACAGTTATATGCGTCGATAATTTTTTTACAGGAAAAAAAAGTAATATAGAGTCTTTAATGAATAATAAAAATTTTACATTAATAAAACACGATATAATTAACCCATTGGATATACAAGGTAATATTGACCAGATATATCATTTAGCTTGTCCTGCATCTCCGCCTAAATACCAATTGGACTCTATTTATACACTTAAAATAAATTTTTTAGGTAGTTTAAATATTTTAGAACTTGCTAGAGAAAAAAAATGTTCAGTTCTTTTAGCATCAACATCTGAAATTTATGGCGAACCTGAAATATCTCCACAAAATGAATCTTATAGGGGTAATGTTAATACAATAGGGATTCGTAGTTGTTACGATGAAGGAAAAAGAATTGCGGAAACATTATTTACAGATTTCTATAAAAATTATAATATTGATATACGAATTGTTCGGATTTTTAATACATATGGACCAAATATGGATATAAACGATGGACGAGTTGTAACAAATTTTATTAAACAAATGTTAAATAACGAGGAAATTACTATATATGGGACAGGTAACCAAACAAGGTCCTTTTGCTATATTGATGATTTATTAAACGGACTTATAAAATTAATGGATTCTGGATATCATAAGCCGGTTAATATAGGTAATACTCGAGAAATATCAATTAAGAAACTAGTCGAAATACTTTATACTTTAATAGACACAAAATCGGATATTATTTTTAAAAATTTACCAAAAGATGATCCAACAAACCGAAATCCTGATATTACTTTAGCTCGAAAAATACTAAATTGGAAACCTAAAATAGATTTAGAAGAAGGACTTCAATATACTATATCGTTTTTAAAATCTAATTGATCGTATCCATTTACATTTCAAGAAATAATTTTCATTCTTTTTACAGTATCGGCTTTATTGTTTAAATTAAATTTATTATAAATAATTATATTCAAATAATATTATTATATTATTATATGTATAAAACAATAATAAATCCCAAAACAAGAAGAAGAGTTAAAATTACCAGTAGATTAGGTAGAAAAATAATTAAAAATTATATTAAACAGCTTGGTGGTTTTCTAACAGAAGATGAAAAAATCGATTTAATTGAAGAAAAATGTGGAGATTTTAATCTAATTAATGATCATGACAGTTATGAGAAATGTGTGAAATGTGCTAATTTACAACTAGGTACATATGATGATATTGTTGATGCTGGATTAAATAAATGCATACAATGCGTTTTTAAAAATCCGGACGATGATACTGCATTAAAAAAATGTATTGAACCTTATAAGGTTTGGGTAAGTGCGCTATGTGATGATAAATCTACTAAAAAATATGGTAAAGAATGGTATAAAGGACGTTGTAAAAAAAAAAAATTATTATCTGGAACAAAATGTAGTATCAAAACCGAAACAGAATGTATTGATGATTGTCAATGGGAAAAACTAACAAAAAATAATATATGTCCTAAACCATCGTGTAAGCTCATACAAACTTCAAATAAAAAATTAAATAAATGCGTTCATAACAGACTGGACAAATATATTACTGGAAATATAACTGAAAAGGGTAGTAACTATTATAAATTTACTGAAGATAAACATAATAAAAATCTAAATTTTTCAGGGACATTTAAAATTTAAAATAAATAATGTGGATAATTATGGTTACAATTATTGAAATTAAAAATAATAAAAAATTTATTATTGTAAAGGTATTTTACAATAATAGGATTTTCATTCTATAATTAACAAGTATAAGTTGGATTTTGTTTTTAGGTTTTTAGGTCTTTGATCTTTGGCCTTTAGGTTTAAAATTTTAATTATCATTTTTTAAAATATAAATAACTTTTTTAGGAAATAAAAATCCTATAATAATTAACATAGTTAATACAAATATATAGAGTTTATATTTAAATTTTATAGCAAGAATTAAAATTACACAAAAAATGGTTATATATTTAAATAATAAAAATTTATCATAATGTGAAATTTTGTTATACAATTTATAGTTAAATAACTTATTTTCTAAACTAATAGGTCTATATAATCCATTTTTAACATTTAAATTATAATTTATAGAATATGGTAAAATGTCAGAAGTAATTATAATTAATTTAGGTTTTAGACCTATAATTTTATCTATAATTTTTTTAATATTATCATTCGACATTTCTTGAATTACATCTTTTATTATAAATAAATCAACTTTTGGTATATCATCATATTTTAATATATCTTTTTTTATAAATTTAATAGTATCATTTCCATATTTTTCTAGATTAAGTTTTATTATATTTTCATCATTATCAATGCCAAGATAATTAATATTATTCATATTAATATTTTCATATATTTCCCAATTTCCACAGCCAATATCTATAATTGATGAAATATTATATTTTTCAATATTTTGATTTAAACAATTTATATAGAACTTATTATTTAAATTTAATGATTTTTTTCCAGAACCAAATAATTTATTATTTAAATTAATTAAAATATTTTTCATATAAATAATAATAGAAAATATAAATAAAATATTAACATTAATATTAATATTAACATTATATGAAAATTATATGAAAATAAACTTATAAAATTATTTTCTGATTATAATATATAATATGCCAAAATACACTGAACAAGATATTGTTAGGGGAAAAAGAATTACAACGAATGGTATGATAGCCGGATTTGTACAAGTTGGAGGTAGTGAAAAATTTAGAATTATAGGAAGAGCCCCTGGTTTTAAAAGTACTAAAAAAGTAGTAGCAAAAAAAAGAACTAGTGCTAAAAAAGTAGTAGCAAAAAAAAGAACTAGTGCTAAAAAAAGAGTTGCTAAAAAACCAGCTATGAAAACTTTAAACGATCATTACAAATCAAGCAAAGTATCAGCGTCAAAAAGAAAAACATTAATTAAACAACTTGAAAAAGCAAGAGCACAACGTGGTGGATGGGAAAATTCCGATTCAGAAGACAATGAGCTTTCAGGAGGTTCAAAACGACCTATAGAATTAAAGACTGCTGTAAGATTATTAAGACAATATTATGAAACAAAATATGTATAAATATATTTAAGATATAACAAATATTTTAAATATACTTTCTAAATTACACTTAAAGTGATATTTTTCTTTTTTTTATTTAAATCAATTATAAAATAATCCGATTTAGTAACAGTATTTTTTAAATTGTCAATTGCATCGATTTCAATTTTATCTAATATATTTAATATCTTTTCATCATTTATAATTGGTATTACAGGATTACATTCATGGAACCATATATGATTTAATCTATCTAATTGAAAATTTGTGGGATAATATTCTAATATACCTGGTAAATTACTATTAATAATTTTTTTATAATTTGTTGGTAATAAATCAGAACTCTGTATCGGTAATACAAGTGTTAGTTGCTGTATAGGTTTATATGGTAAGTCATTTATAAAATTAATATTATAAATTCTATTTTTTAAATATTGACATATTTCTCTTAGACATGGAGAAGCTCGGAATGGATAATACCATTTCCATGATGGACATCCTTCTAAATAATATTTAATATTCCATTGAAGACCTTCAATGTATATTTTACAAACATTATCAATATATGGTTTAGATTTATTAGTATCATTAATGTTAAAATAGTAATTATAATACTTATCTCTCCATTTTTTACTGCCAAGTTTTAAAAAATTATTTTTATTAATTACAGGATAATATTTAATTAAATTAATTTCTTTTTCAGCTTGATTGGAATATTTATTATTATAAATACGTCTATTATCAATTTTTTTTTGTATTTTAACAAGTATTTTATCTTCATTATTAAATAATTGATTTAAAATTTGGTGAAGAAAACTATAATTAATTTCATTTTTTTCATTAATTAAATATGTTTTTCTTATAGATACTAATTTACTATAAATAATTAACAAATCATTTATACTATCATTTGCAATATCTAAATTAACTAAATGAGGTAAAAAATCATTACCAAGTAAAAAGCATAAAAATACATAATCTATAACTATATTTGTTTTTATTTCAAAATCATCTTTTATAATAAGATCACTAATTTCAGTAAATAATATTTGTTTAAATTTATTAATTGAAAAATATAGTAAATGATCTAAATTAATTTTACCAAAATGGACTGATTCACGTAATAAAAATATAGTATTTGTAACACATAATGATAACATAATTAAATCAGCATCTAATCCATATATACAATTTATATCATTATCATCATGTTTTCTTAGATATTCTACAATTTTATGTTCTCCCTCACCTGGTCTAGAAGTATCTGAAAATATTATATTAATATTATATTTTTTAAGACTTTTTTTAAAATTTTTTTTAAAAAAATTAGATATTTTACTCATAAATAATGTTCCAGGAGTAATTGCATTTGTGTCCCACTCTTTGACACCTTTTATATTATGTTTTTCATTAATGTTTTTAATAATTTCTCTTTCTTTCATACTCCTATATCTTCTTGTTCTTTGTTGTTCCATTTTAGCTCGAGGTGCGACACCATCAATTGCAATATATAATAATTTATTAGGTTTAGAAAAGTTTAATATATAAATAATATATTTTTCAATTTCTTTAAACATTTGTTTTTCTAATTTTGAATAAATATTTAAATTATTTTGTATATTATTTTTATTTTGTTTATAATCATCAAAATGTTCATTAATTAGATTTTTATATTCAGATAAAACCTTTCTAACACAAGGATGAATTAAACAATTCGCATCAAGAAATAAATTATCTATAGAGTTACATTTAATTAATTCATCATCATCATTATCAGTAGAAGATGAATTACTTATATCAATTATTAGTTCAGGATGTTTATTTGTAATCCATTTAAAATATTTAGGAATGCCCATTTTATAATAAAATAAAAATTAGTTTTAAATAATAAAATAAAAATAAATTTTAAATCAAGTTTTATTTAAATGATATTAATTAAATGATATTAATGATATTAAATGATATTAAATATAAATGATATTAAATTGTATCCCAATCTAATTCTAGATCATCTGTTGTAATTTCTTCTTTATTTTTAAAATTATCTTGTGTATTATCAACATTACTATTTTCAAAAAAGTTACTATCATCATCATCATATGCATCTGTTTCATATGTAGTATCTGATTCAAATGTAGAAATGTCACCATTTTTGGCAAAAACATTTGTAAATTCACCTTTTTTAACTAAAGCTTTTATTTGTTCTGAATCATATTTTTGAATAATATCACATTTATCATCTTCAAATTCTCTAAGAGTAATTAAAACAATATCAGATTTTGTAATCCAGCATCTTTTTCTCATTTTACCCCTAATAATACCTAACCTTTCCCTTTTATCCCAACATACTACTCTTACACGACAATCACCTAATAAATCTTTAACATAAGCATATTCTTGTTCATCTTCTTTGATTAACATTTTTAAATTAATTTTTCTAACTTTACTATCTCTATTTCTTTTAAATTTTTTATGTTTTGAACCACCTTTGATATTTTTACCCATTATATATTAATATTTATTTTAATTTATTTTTAAAAAATATTAATATCAAATTTTTATTCAGTTTATATAAATCAGTTTATTAATCAGTTTATTAATCAGTTTATTAATCAGTTTATATACAGTAATTTATTTATAATATATATATTAATTATATGAAAAAATTTAATCTAAATAAAATAGTTAAACTTCAACAATTTTTTAAATCTAAAATAAATACAAAAATAAAATTACAACATCAAGTTGATTTTATTAGTAATATTTTAGATAAAATTATTATAAGAATTAAATGTTCATATATTAATAATATTATAACTCAAAATGAATACAAACATTATATGGATTTAATTAATACCAATTTTAATAAAATTCCTAGTAATATTAGTATTTGTAATATTAATGGACAATCTAGGTATTCATTTATGTTAAATATAGCTAAAATCAAACTTAATATAATAAATATAGTACTTAAAATCGGGTCTAATAATATAAATGATATTTTAATATTAATTTTAAATTTTAATAAATCAAATGTAGATTACAAATATCAAAAATTGTTAAAATTTTATAATAAAATATTTAATCCAACTGGATGTGATATATATGAAAGTACTAATTCTGAAAATATTTCTTATACATTATATAATTATGGAAATAAAATAATTAAAAATTCAAATGATTTAAAATTAACTACATTTCAACTCGATTACCCAACATGTAATAAAATAAGTATATTTACTAAACCATTAATACTAAAACTATATGGCGGAAAATTATATTTTCCTTATAAAAATAAATTATTAGTAATTTATGGTTATTTTATAAAAGATGATTTGAATTTTGCAAGAAAAGAAGATTTTTTAAAAAAAAAAGAAGTTGCTATAAATAAAAAATTTGAAGATGTTGAAATACCAATGAGTTTTAAAAACAATTTTTTAAAACAAATAAGTATTAAAGATTTTATTTTGTTAAGTAACGATAAAATATATTCAAGTTGTGTAAAAGCTCATAAAGATCTAAATAAATTTAAATTAAAAAAAATTTCAGATTTAGTTAAAGATTTTTTAATAAGTGATATTGAAAAACAAAGATATTATATCACTATATTAGTTTTAAATACCGAAGATACAGAATCACAATATTTAGCATATCTTCTTTATGATTTGATATCATCTCAAAAAAATTTAACAAATACTACTTTATTATATAGTTCTTTACATTGGTCTGTTCAACAATTATTTAAAAATTCACAAAAAAATATTAATAAAATAAATGAAAAATTACTTAATTTTAATGAAAATAGTATTCCATATGAAAAAAGAATTTATTTAATGAAAGCTTCTGAATATATTAAATCAAAAGCATTAGATAAACTTAAAGAAATAAATAGCTCAAAAGGTGGAGAAACTAATGCAAAAGCACAACAATATTTAGACGGATTATTAAAAGTTCCTTTTGGAATTTATAAAATTGATTCAATAAAATATAAGTTAAAAGATACATCTAATAAAATGATAGAAATAACAAACAACATTAAAAATCAAATATGTAATTTTGAAGAACAATTTAAATTAGATGATATAAGTTTAAATATAGTTTGTGAAATAAAAATATTATTAGAAAATCTAACAGATAAAAATGAAAATTCTCTAATTTATAATAAATTTATTGACAAATTAATATTAATTAATGTTAAAATAGATACTTTAAAAAAAAATCAAGACAATTCTAATATTAAATCTATTTTATTAAATAATACAATTAAAGAATTAAAAGATATTTGTAATAAATTTAAACTTAAAAAAGCAGGTAATAAAAATGAAATTATTACAAGAATAACTAAGTATAAGCAAAAATCATTAAAAAACAAAAATTTTCAAAATATAATAAATATTAATGAATTTTCAATATTTAATGAAAATATCGATAAATTAATTTATATATGGAAAAATTACAAAATAGATCAAAAAAAATATATAGAAAATATAGAAAATAATTTAAATAAAAATGTTTATGGATTAAATAATGCGAAAAATCAAATAAAAAGAATAATTGGTCAATGGATGAGTGGTAATAATTTAGGATATGTATTTGGATTTGAAGGTCCCCCAGGTACTGGTAAAACTACACTTGCTAAAAAGGGTATTGCTAATTGTTTAAAAGATATCAATGGTGTTAGCAGACCTTTTATTTTTATAGCATTAGGTGGTTCGTCTAATGGTTCAACATTAGAAGGGCATAATTATACATATGTTGGATCTACATGGGGTAGAATTGTAGATGCAATTATAGGTGCAAAATGTATGAATCCAATAATATATATTGATGAATTGGATAAAATAAGTAAAACAGAGCATGGAAAAGAAATAGTAGGAATATTAACACACATGACTGACCCTAGTCAAAATGAAGAATTTACGGATAAATATTTTTCAGGAGTTAAGTTTGATATATCTAAATGTTTAATTATATTTTCTTATAATGATCCAAATTTAATTGATAAAATATTATTAGATAGGATACATAGGATTAAAATTAATAGTTTGAGTAAAAATGAAAAAATTATAATTGTAAAAAAACATTTATTACCTGAAATTTTAAAAAATGTAGGTTATTCTGAAAATGATATATTAATAGATAATAAGTCAATAGAATATGTAATAGAACAATATACCTATGAAGCGGGAGTTCGTAAATTAAAAGAAAAATTATATGAAATAGTTCGAGAAGTAAATTTAAATTATTTATCTGAAACTATTACATTGCCTATAACTATTGATATTAATTATATTGATAAATTATTTCATGAATATCCTAAAACAGATATTAAAAAAATAAATGATAATGATTGTGTGGGACTTGTAAATGGGTTATTTGCTACATCCGCGGGCATTGGCGGTATAACTATTATTGAGGCTTTTAAAAATCAATCCAATAATTTGTTAGATTTGGAATTAACAGGTCGCCAAGGTGATGTAATGAAAGAAAGTATGAGAGTAGCTAAAACACTTGCTTGGAATATTATTCCTAATAATTTAAAAGATAAAATATTACAAGATAAAAAATTTGGCATTCATATACATTGCCCGTCCGCCGCTACTCCTAAAGATGGTCCATCTGCTGGAACAGCTATAACATTGGCTATAATATCATTATTAACAGGTATTACTATAAAAAAAGAATATGCATTAACTGGGGAAATTGATTTAAATGGAAATGTTTTAAAAATCGGCGGTTTAGAATCCAAAATCGATGGTGCTAAATCTGCCGGGGTTAAAGTTGTATTGTGTCCTGGAAAAAATTTAGATGATTTACTAAAAATTAGAAAAAGAGATTATCCGCCAGAAGATGAAAATTTTAAAGTAATAGTTATTAACACTATTTATGAAGCTATCTCTCATATGTTAAATAATAATGGTAAAAAAAAAATTATATTTAATAACATACAAAAAAATTTACAAAACAAATAGTTTTAATCTATATTTTTAATATAAACAAAATAGGTTCTGAATTTATAATATCTACAATTATAGATACTTTTATTTTTTTTTCAAAAATAATCTTAGAACATTTATCTAACTTAAATATTTTAAAATTACAATTAATAAAGATTTGCTTACATAAAGCATGAAGTGTAAGATTTATAGATAAATTTTCAGATTGTTCTCTATCAAAAATTATATGATAATCATTTCCTATTTTAGATTTAATTATATTAATTGCTTTAATAAATGTTATTTTATTTATTATATATAAAATATATTTTATATATTTTTCATAATTTTTTATCAAATAATCCATTACTTTACTATAATTTATTCTAACTTTACCATTTAGTATAAATTTAATATCTCGAAATGATGTTTTAAATTCGTTAATTAATAAATTAGAATCTTCATATATTGTTTCTATTTCATTAAAATAATCATTTTTATTTATATGCACGTAATGTGTATTTTGTGTAAAAAATTTATCATTCATTTTAAATTAATATTTTAATATATTTTTAAATAATTAACAATTATAAACTTTAATCAAAAATAATATTATAATATAATATTATATATGTCAGGAGATAAAGATTATTGTATAAATTATGATTCGGTAAAATATAGTTATTCGGCGGTTAGTTGCCCAACTGCTATAATAAATGGTAAACAATATTTTATTAATATACCTAATTCACGTGATGAAAATGGATATGATCTAATTATAAATAAAAGTGAGATTGTAGATTTAATTCAACCAATTTATTCAAATACTGATATTTTAAAAATTCCAGATAATGTGTATACATGGATAATATTACGAAATATTAAAAAGCAAATAAAAATTTATTTTAGTCCAGTTTTGTCTACATATGAATATTCATCTAAGCATAGTTCCATATTATTAAGAATATTGCAAAAAGAAAAATCGAATTTTGTAGATTTAAAATCTGGTAAAGTGTGTATTATTTTTGCTGGTGAATTTAAAAAATTAGATGGTAAATATATATTTAATTTTCAATCCGGAACATATATGCAGGATAATATTCTACCCATGCGTTCTAATTTAGATAAAACTACAGATTTAAATGTATTACAAGAACAAATACTTTTTAAAGAACTTGTTAATATTGTAAATGAAAATGATTTAAATATACCAAAAAGAAAAATACACTTTAATTTTGATTCTTTTATTAACAAATCTGAAATTATTATTTCACAAGAATATCTTGATAATTTAAATAATAATGATATTGAAATAAAAGTATTTAATACAATACAAGATTGTGTAAATTACAAACGCTATTTACGTAATTTATTATTATTACCCCAAATAATGAAGATTCAAATTAGGACAGTTAATGCACTGGCTAAAATGTATAAATGGACACCAGAACAAATAAAGATGGAAATTATTAAAAAAGAAAAAAAGTATAAATATTCAGAACCGAAATCAATAAATTATAGTGAATTAGCTCGACCAATGGGGGCATCGTTTTCTTCTAGGAAAGCATCTCCACCAAGAAAAGCATCTCCACCGAGAAAAGCATCTCCACCAAGAAAAGCATCTCCACCAAGAAAAGCAATATGTAAAGGAATGTCTAAAACAGAATGCTTAGAAAATAATAAAGACTGTACTTATATTCAAGGAAAAAAGCGAAAATATTGTAGAAAAAAAACAAAAAAAAGAATATAATCTGGGTTAATTAGAAATATAATGAAATATTTTTTATAATATATTTTTATAAACCAATTAATAATAATAAAAAACAATAAAATAAAATAAAATTTACTAAATATATTATACAAAAATTTTTTTTTGGTATATTATATTATTATATAAATGAATATAATATCAAATTGTATTATACACACTTATATAGATGATATTAAAAACAAATCATTAAATTATAGAATAATTTATATAAAAAGCACTGATGAAATAGAATTAAAAGTTATTGTAAATACAAATTCTAAAATTAATAATATAAAAAGTATATTTAAATATTATTTTAAAAATTATCCGGATATTGAGTTTTTTATACCGTCATCTGGGAAAATTATAAATGATAACGAATATATAGGCAATTATATTGATGATAATAAACTATATATAATTAAAAAAATAAATTAAATATTGTTTAATCATATTTCAAATGTCAATAAATTAAATATTTATATTTTTAGCTATTATAATATGCATTGATTGTATTATTAACAAAATCGCGGTATATTTTTACATTTTTTAATCTACTTTCCAATGTAGGTACTCCTTCTGGTAAAAAAGGAGTATTTATAACATTTTTATAAGGTAAAGAAAAATCAGGTAATATTAATGGTTGATTGGGGAAACAATCTAAAAACATAGCAAATTGTTCGCGGGAAATTTTAGAATTAATACATGAACGAACACAATGTGGAGTTGCTCTTAAATGCCCTCCACTTAATAATTGAAACATTTCTCCAAGTTGAACTCCAAAACAATTTTCCGGAATATCAACTTTTACAACAGTTCCTTTTCTCGATTTAATATAAAGACCACATTCATCTGGTTTTTTTATTTTATTACCATTTAAATCTAAAAATAAAGGTGATGGTAATACAGTAATACTACCATGATCTAAATGCCATCCACATAAACCATCTTCTTGGCTATTATATTTTGTTTCTCTTGGAAAATAATGTAATAGTCTTCCTTTATATGTTTTAGATTTTTTTATCATATTATAAAATGTATCTTTTTTATGAATATTATTAGAAATTGTTTGTAAATATTTATCAAGATGTTTGCAAACTAATAATCCGATATCCAATTGAATTTGACCCAGATTTTTAAATGCAAATTCAAATTCTGGTAAAATATCTTTAGGCCAAATATTATTCCCATAAGTTCCAGGATAATCTGTTTTTAGTTTATCATCATTGGTAATAGAATCATGTATAGGATTAGCATAATAAGAACCTTTAGCTATATCAGGGATACCACCTTTCATTTTTTCTTTACCATGACTCCAACCAAATGAAAAATTACTTTTAGGATCAACATATTTATCTTTTATATTTTTAGGTAAATTCGCAAAAATTTGTGATAATTTTAATAATTTATCCCTTTTATTACCCAGATTTGGATAATCTGAAACTAAAATTATTCCAAGTCCATTTTGTCCATATGATTGTTCAATTATATTTGTTAAATTTTTATTAGATAATAAGTCATTATAAGATACAGAAACTATATTGTTTATCATTTTATATTTATATTTATATTTATACTTTAAAATCTTTAAATTTTATTTTTTTATTATATTTATTTTATAGTATGAAATTTATAAAAGATAATTGTATTATTTATTTTATAAAAGATAATTGTATTATTTATACTTAAAAAAACAATTTGAACAATATTTATTATGAATTATATAAAAAAATATAACAATTTAAATTATAAAAACTATAAAAAAACATTTTTATATACAATTTTAATATTATTTTTTTCATCCCGAATTAAACGAAAACTCCGAAAATATTTGAATTTAATATTATCAATGTATCGAAATATTAGTTATATTAAGTCTAAAAAAACAAAAACTGTAAATAAAATAAAGTCTGAATTTTTTAAACGTGGTAATAATGAAATATGCTACAATAAATTACCAGAAAAGGGTTTTAAAAAAGAACAATTATTATCTTGTATAAGTGAGTTTAAATATATGAATACGGAGCCAATAAAAAATAATAAGATTTCGGGAACTGTATATACAAATGATAAAAATTTATCAGAAGTGATATTAAAATCAATTGAAACTTTTCAATATACTAATCCTCTACATAGTGATTTATTTCCAGGATTACAAAGAATGGAGTCATCAATTGTTAATATGTGTTTAGAATTATACAAAGGAAATAAAAATTCGATAGGTAACATAACATCTGGTGGTACCGAAAGTATTTTAATGACATGCAAAGCACATCGTGATTTTTCAAAACACATGTTTCAAATTGATGAGCCTGAAATAATAATAAGTAAATCAGCACATGTGGCATTTAATAAAGCTGCACATTATTTAGGCATTAAATTAGTAATTATGGATGAAATTGAAAATAGATTTGATATTAATGCTTTAAAAAATACTATTAATAGTAATACTATTTTAGTAGTAGGATCAGCACCTTCATTTCCACATGGTGTAATAGATCCGGTTCAAGAAATAGGAGATGTTGTTAATAAATATAATTTAAAAAATAATTCTAATATAGGATTTCATATAGATGCATGTTTAGGTGGATTTATATTACCATTTAAGGAAAAAATTAATTCAATTGATTATAAATGCAATTTTAAAAATATAAATGTTACAAGTATTTCAATGGATGCTCATAAATATGGTTATTCTCCAAAGGGTAGTTCAATAATTATGTATAAAAATAAAGAATTGGCTCATTATCAATATTATGTAGAACCTGATTGGCCAGGTGGAATATATATAAGTCCCAATATGGCTGGAAGCCGGTCTGGTGCGATTATTGCGGGAACATGGGCATCATTAATGTATCATGGTTATGATGGATATATAGATAAAACGAAAAAAATATTAGAAATTGTAGATTATATTTACAATGAATTATTAAACAATAATCAACTAATAGTTAATGCCAAACCTGATACTACTGTAATTAGTTTTTCATCTAAAAAATTTAATATTTATGTTTTGGGAAATTTAATGGGAAAATTAAACTGGAATTTAAATGCCTTACAGTTTTCCCCAGGATTACATATTTGTATTACAGGGGTTCATACAATGAAATTAGCTAAACAATTCATAAAAGATATAAATAGCTCTATTGAAAATATAAATAAAAATAATATAACTAAAACAGATGGTATGTTTGAAATTTATGGAACTTCGCAAAAAATATCAGATAGAACACTAATTAAAGAAATAGGATATGAGTATTTAGATGCTTATTATGAATAGATTTAATAGATTATATTTTAAAATTTTCTTTTATAACAAATAATATTATAAAAGCAAATAGATATTGTAAAAACAAATAAATGTTATAAAAACTTTTGGTCCAGATGTCCATTAGTTTTATTAGAGTCTATAATGGTTTTTAATTTTGCTTTAAGTCCAGGAGTCCAATCGCCATATGTTGGTCTGACCGCTTCTGAATTTGTAGTAAATCTAAAATTATATATTTTTAAATCGTCAATCATCTCTGGTGAAATGGTGAAATTGTCAATGGATGAATCTTCTAAATTTAAATATAACGCATGTTTATTAAGATGTTCGTCAGAAATTATATGATTTATTAAAAATTTAAAACAACCGGATTCACTATATGATGAGTCGTCACCAAATGTTTTAGATGTTATACAAATGCTATGGATTGTTTTTTCTTTAGGTTTATTATTTTTAACAAAACAATACCCTACTAATAATTCAATACCTGTTTCTTCGTTTGTATGAAATACTAAAAAAATTACTTGCTTTATATTAAATTGTGGTATTGGACTGGGATATAAAGGACACATAGACACCATTTTTGATTTTAATTTATTATCAATGGGTTGTCCTGGGCGACATTGAACAGAAACAATACGATATGAATAATCAATTTCCATTGACTTTCTTCTTTCAGCTGCTTTTAATGTTTCCTTTATATTTTTAAATGCTTCTTGTCGATTTTGGTCTATTTCCATCCTTTCACCAAAAGACATATCGTCAAGCATTTCACTTAAAACATCCACTTCTAATTCAGTCTTATCGTATGATTCGCTCATAGTATCACCAGATTTTCTTTGCTTGTATTCTCCTGATACGCTAAGACAAGATGCAATGCATATATTTATCTTTTTAACTCTTCTATTCCCTTTTTCTTCTTTTTGTATAGCATCTAATATTTCGGAAAATTTAACTTTTTTATCATATTCAACGTGTAAGTCGCCTGTGGGATATTTTTTTCCAGGAAATGAAATTAACCGACCTGTCTTACTAATATTTAATTTATAGTATTTTATATCAAGGTTTGCAGGATTTGAATTATTTACAGTAATTTTGACAATAGTTGCTAAAAAATTATCACCACTTTGATTTCCTAAGATATAATTTGGAAATAAAAATGTATTTTCATCAGCAGGATTTTGCGTTGGTTCCTTTTTATATATATTCATTCTTCCTTCTAATATTGTTTGTAAATTTCTGTTAACAGTTGATAAATGATTGGAACCGACATGGCAACTTAAGCTTACTCCTTCCTCAACTAAAGTTCCAATGTTAAATTTTTTAAATGCATCCTCAGATTTACATATCATTTTTTCTGCGGTATCGTATGAACCGTGTGCGAATATAACATATGTGGGTTCATTTACTTTAAATTTATATTTAGGCTCAAAACTTTGTTCTTGGTATTTTCGTACCTTATCGCCAAACAAAAGTGCGGTAGTTTCAGGAACATGATCTACTATAACTTCTGTAACTTCTAAATGTCTACTAGGGGTAGGGTTTTTAGCACTATTGGGAAAAACAATATCTTGAGGTTCAAATTCATGCCATTCAATGTGTTCAGCGGACGGGCATTTACAGGGTCCCTGTTTACATACATCACATATTGCTGGAGCAGCACCTGAACCACCAATTATATGTTCTATATATTTTTTTAAAATATTTTTTCCTAATTTACCATAAATACTTACAAATCGCTTTGTTTTAAAATTATAAATTTTTTTATATTCCATATATAATAGTAATATATAATAATAATATATTTATTTATTTATCTTTTGTAATATATAATAATAATATATTTATTTATTTATCTTTTGTAATAAATGACATTATATCACTATATCGTGTTGTTAAACAATTAATTAAACAATTTAAACAATTAAAACATTTATTATTAAAATACTTTTTTTTTGAATATTTATCTGTCTTTTCAATATCTTTTATATTATTTGTTTTTTCAATATCTTTTACAAAATATTTTTTTAATAATTCAATTGCTTCATCTGAATGACCAATATCATAAAAATCATTAGTTGCATCTGTATGAGTTGCATTTTTTTTATTTTCTAAATCAGTTATTATTTCTTCTCCTCCTGGATGTTTTTCTAAATAATCAGTTAAATCATATAATTTATTTTTAATTATTAATTTAACCATTTTAATTATATATTATATTCATATTTATATTTTCAAATTTATATTTGTCATTTCAATTTGTCATTTCAATTTGTCATTTCAATT